TCTGTTGCACTAAATGATGTATTAAATACTGTGGGTGCGTTTGTTCCGTCTACTACAATTAACTTATCATTACCATCAAAGTTAAATCTTTCAAATCTATATTTACCTGCGTTTGTTCTACCACTATCTATTGTTGTCCATGAAGAACCTGCAGGGTCTGCAGTAAATATATTTGTTCCTCTTGCTGCTACAACTTTACTTGCAAAGGTGCAAACCATTAAAACTTTTTCAGAAGCAGAAGAAGTTGCAGGGACTATTGCAGATACGTATTTACTAAATCCATTTATTCTTCTATATCCACCACCTATGTCAGGTTCAAAATTTTGTAGTTCTAATGCTTCGCCTGGTTGCATCATAAATGTGGAACGATTTAAAACTAATCCGCCTTCGCAGTTGAAAGCTATAGGTTGTGCTCTTGATAAATCTGCCATTATGTTGTTGTTTCAGTGCTAAAGTATCCTGCCATACTTGTTGGTCTTAATATCACTGTTGACCTTACATATTCATATTTATTAACTAACAGTGTCTGTATATTTTTTATACCTTGTTCAAATCTTGCGAAGTTTAATTGATACTGTTCAATCTCTCCTCTGTATTGATACGCATATGAGGTAGCCCCGTCTATTATCACTGGGGCGAACCTGTCGGGTATTGTTGTGGTGTCGTCATGTGCTGATAAGTCAGAGGGAAAGGTAAAGTAATCAAACTTTAGTGTGTATGCTCTGTTAGGAAACGGATACAAAATAAAATTATTGTCTAGTGTTCTTACTATGTGAGAAGGCACTCCTCCTCCAGTAAACTGTGCGACTTGTACACCACTTGCTATAGAAGCTGCTGTTGTGCTGTTAGCACCTCTTGTGCATCCTGTAAATGTTGTACTTGTTGTTCCTGTATATGTTATCTCTTCATTTACTATGTGTATAGTCCCTGAAGAATCAAATCCTGATGTACTAGCTACAGTTATAGTTGTGACGCTATCTGTATGTGTAGTGCTTGTAGTTGTTGTTACAATATCATCTTCTTGTTCAACATTGTTAGCTATATATTCATTATACGATAATGTACTCAAGTTTGCACCTGATGTGCCTAAAGTTGAGTTTTTGACTATTCTTGCAGTATTATAATCTACGTGTTTAGTTGATGTAGGTAAACTATATTTTACTGTCCCTGGAACTAAAACTTCTGTGTTAGTTGCGTGATTAAAAGGGTAACTAAATTCTTTTTGGTTGATATATCTTATGGCTTCGTTAACTGCATTTTGGGCTTGAACTTGAATACCCCGTGCACTTGAGAAAGTAGACGAGGTCAGTTGGGGTTCATTAATACGTGCAAGCACGCTATTAGTTAATGTAAGAAAAGTTTGTGCCATACTATTTTAAATAATAGGGGACAAAATTAATTGTCCCCATAATTACGTTATTAAGCTAATTGGTCTCTATCGACTTCATCTGGCTTATCATCTAGTCCATGACCTGCACAATCAATGACAGTCGCATAGACTCTGAGTCTGCCTGTGGCTGGAGCCGCACCTGCAATCTTACAGTCAATAGTATCTGTAGAAGCTACAAATTGAGTGTAAGTTGACGCTGCACTTCCGACAACAGTATTGGTCTGACCATTAGTACCTGCGGCACAAAAGCCTGTGGATGTAATGTCTGCACCATCAATGATGTCATCACCTGCTGCGAAGTCCATGTCAAGTGTACAACTTGAAGTAAATGCTTTCATTACTTCTGCACCTGCATTTAGGACTAAAGTACTTGCAGGTATTTCTAATACCTGAAAGATGTCTCCGTCTGCAAAACTACCACCTGCTGCTACTAACGCATCAATATCAAGGTAAGCCTCAATATTTCTCATTACGTGAGTATTCTTAGCTGATGGCATAGCCACGATAGAGTCGGAAGATACGCCAGTGGTATCCTTAGAAGTTAAATCATAAGTCGCCATTTATACCTCCCTACGCTACGTTGTATTTAGCAGTTACGATTGCTTCTGGACGAAGAATCTTTCTGCCATATAAATGCATACCTCTTACGATGTCTGCGAAAGAATCAGGGTCTCTGTAAGACTCTGTCTTTGTTATCTGTGAAGCTGTTGCTACTGATGAAGAGTGTCCAGCTACAATAACTCCATAGTTTGAGTTTTGGTTAGCAGAACCTGATGTTCCTGGTCCTGTACCAACAGAAGGTAAGTTATTTGACATATATACATCAAAACCATGTAATGTGCCGATTGATAAACCACTTCTTAATCCTCCTGACTCACCGAAATCTGCATTGAGAAGTCTTGAATCTTCATCTTTTAAGATTTCAACGAAAGTTGGATGTAGAACTAGCCATCTACCATCTGAGTCTACAAACTGTGTATCTAACAATCTGCCCATTCTTGCAATAACTTGCAATGGTGTAGCAGTTGCTGTTGCTTGAGCTGTAGCACCTGGCATTCTTGGAGCTAATGGGATAGAGTGGTCACCAGCACTTGAAGTAGTGATGTTACCGAAGCTATCTTTTCTTAACTTCATGCTTGTTAACAATTCGTCTGAACCTGCAGTTGACACAGCTTTTGTACCATTTACAGTATCGTTAGCTGTTCCTGCTACAGTGTTAAGAGATGATTGCTTGAAACCAGCTAAGTAACCAAGAACTTCTTGGTCATGTTGGTCACGAAGTCTATATCCAGCTCTGTCTGAAGCCATTGACTCAAAGTTAACGTGACTGTGAGCTTCCTCAATGTCGTCAACTTTAAAAGCAAAGTAGTTTGCTTTATCTACGACAAGAGAAAAGTCCTCATCGTCTAGGTCTTGTGGTTGAATGTTAACACCACGAGCATATTCTTTTACAGTGATTTCTGGTTCTTTGATAATCTTAACAGTATCACCATAATTCGCAATCTCTCCAAAGTAATCACTATTTGTGATTGACTCTACAACAGAGGTCTTACGAAAAGCTTGCTGAACCTTTTGGGAATATATGACAGGACTAAAGTTGCCATTAGGTAAATTCCCGTATCCAGCCGCAGTTTGGAAAGCCATGTTATCCTCCTTGGCTAATATAAAAATACGAGTGCATACACAATCAAAAGGCTAGATGCAATTAGGTGTCCGTTTTGGGGCTAATTCAAACTAGGTAGTTTTTCTTAGTATAATTCGTGAAAATGTGTCAAGCAGGTGGTCATCAAAAAGATGGGCTGCTATTTATACATTTTATACCATACAAATTTTAAAAAGTAAAGAAAAATATTAAGCACGCCTGGTCATATCATAGATAAAATTACCAGAAGCTATCGCTTCTTTTATTTTTTCTTCATTCTTTTCAAACTCATGTGGTTTCATCTTTGCTACATCAGACTCTTTTATTTGATTTGCTTGTCCTGATTTAGTAGCAGAAGGTGTGTTTGAGCTACCTCTAGTTACAGCTTTTGCTGCATCTTTAGAAGGGTCTGCCTTCTTTTTGGGTGTAGAGGTAATACCCATATCTACTTTGTATAAGTCAATAGCTCTTGCTGCAGATTTAGAATCGCTCTCATTTTCATACAGAGCTTGTTGAACCCATCTAGGTTGTAGCTCTACCCAATCGTGAAACTCTTGGTCATTCCTAATAGTTTCAAAATCAGGATGTATTCTCATAAGTTCTGCTTCTGCCATAGCACGAGTAGATTGTGCTTCTCTTTCTGCTATTAACTTCATTCTTTCTTCTAGTGAAGAATCTAACTCTTTTGCTTTCTTAGTAGCAATACTTTCTACAATTTTAGCAACGTCAGGATATTCCTGAGACCACTGTGCAATCTCTTCATCTGACTTTGGTAGTTTTATTTCTTGAGATGCAGTTTGTGTTAATTGTTGCTTTAATTTAAATATTTCATCTTGATATGACTTCTCTTTTTCTTGTGAGTGTCTACGCAAGTCGCCATATCTTTTCTTAAATGTTTTTTCTTCAGGTGCTAAAGATTCTGTTTCAGCAATATCTTCTGCTTCTGCTTTTGCTTTACCTAAAGCTTCATCTCTTTCTTTTATATTTTTTTCTAACTCTAATTCTTCTTTATTATCGTTACGTTTGTATCTTATTGGGGTTTTAACTATTTTTTGTTCTACAGCCATTTCAGCCATTTTATTTCTCCTAGGGTTATCGTAGCCATTATTGGGGGATAAGTAGCTAGTAATTAATTCATAAATTATTTTTTATGAACTGCCAATCCTACTAAGTAAACTATAGGATGGATTATTTTACACCAGACATTGCCAACTCTACTGTCTTTAGCTTTGCCTTTTGTTAAAATATGTCTGAGGTGTTTTGTTCTTTCTTTAGCAAGGTATGCACCAAGATTAGTTAATATACTACTATTCTTCATGCCACGAACATAAGGTTTGAATAACCAATGATACCCTATTTCATGTATAGGTGTCAAGTACTTTTTCTGATAAATATACCAAGTCTTCATAGCTTGTGCCCAGTCATCAAGTTGAGTTTGTCTGTACATCTCTGTGCAAACTATTTTATTGCTACTACTTCCAGATGCTTGGGCATCATCAGCGTAACTTGTTCCAGGACTTGTACCTTTAGTTGCTGAAGCACCAGGGGTATCTATGCCTCCTGCTTTATCTTCTTTTCCTCTTCCATAGGCTTCAGGATTGCTAAAGTCAATGCCTACTTTACTAGCATCAGGGTCATTTATAGGATTGCCCTTGCTGTCCGTAACATTTGTAGTTGTTCCATTTGAAAAAGTAAATGTACCATTAGAGTTTATACTGTATTTACTACCACTATCTGTTCTTCCTGTTCCGACACTTCCACCATTTGAAGCAACAGCCTCCTGCCCTCTGTTAGAAAAGTTGTCATCTACTTCTCTCTGCCCAGGGTTCTTACCACTTCCAAATGTTTCATCAACATCAAATCCTTTTTCTAACTCAGCTTGTTGAGCTATGCTTCTGTCACCATAAGCACGACCTAAATTTTGCTCAGATATTCTATCCATTTGTATATCTTGAGCTACATGCTTAGCTGCTAATCTTTCTTCAGGTGTAATTGCATTCTGAGATATTGTATTTAAAGCATTTAAATTTGCATTATAAGTTTGTGTAGTTCCAGGCTTAGTTCCTGTAGGACCCATACCTGCTGCAAATTGTGTAGAATATTTATCATACGCATCTTGATAACTTTGTCTACCCATTACATCCCCAGCTGCAGAGAATTGTCCAAAT